ATTCTGGTGCCCAAAGGCTAAGTAAATGGCCCGTCCCATAGGAAACACCGTCCTTGCCGCTTGCGCAGTAGGTGAACGCCTTGACTGGTTCAGGACAAGAGAACTACGCAGCCCGCTGATAACAGGCCGCTATTACGACTTTTGCGTAAAGGCAACATCATTCGGCCTGATGGATTACGACGAAGCGACAAACCGCTACAAAGTACGCCACAACTGGCGACAGCTACTAATTGAGCGCAACATGGTGCTAAAGAAGCCACCCGAGCCGGAACCAGACGAGGAAAAGCCATTGCTGAGTAGCGAGCAAAAGCGTAAACAAGCACAGACAACCGTACAAAGCGCCCTAACGCACAGGACGGCGCTGGAAATGGCTTGGCGATGAACTGGAAAATACGCGCTGAGGTAGACGAAGCTATCATGCAAACCATGCTCCCCGAGCTATATCAGATCATCAACGACCTGACAGAATGCGCCAGGAACGGCAAAGAGCCAACAAAGCAGACTTTGAACGACGCCCGTAAATGGCTACCGGCACAGTACAGCCAGTCATTCGGGCATAAAGCTGGAAATATCGCATAATATGCAATAATCGTGCCAATTATGAATGACACAGTGGGGAAACCTGGGAAACCGAAAGGACTGCCCAAGAGTGGCGGGGGAAGCCGCGCAGGCATACCAAACAAGGCCACAAGCGACGCTAGGCAGGCCATCGCACTATTCGTTGACGATAACGCTGACAAGCTCCACGGCTGGTTAAACGCGGTTGCTGAGGGTGACCCTGAGAACGACATCAAGCCAAACCCGGCTAAGGCGTTTGAACTGTTTCAATCCGTTGTCGAATATCACATTCCCAAGCTGGCACGGACTGAGGCGGTTGTCGAGCATAAGGGCGCGTTCACTGTGACCATGACCGACAAAGACGCCAAGCTGTGAAGCTGACCGAAAAGCAGGAAGAGGCGCAAACCATCCTTGCCGGTGATGCTACTCACCTGATGCTGGTAGGCGGCTCACGGTCAGGTAAGACGTTCTTACTCACTCGTAACGTGGTCGCCAGGGCACTGAAAGCCCCAAAGTCTCGCCATGTCATACTGCGCTACCGCTTCAACGCGGTAAAGGCGTCTATCGTGATGGACACATTCCCGAAGGTGATGGACATAGCCTTTCCGGGGATGCACTACGATCTAAACAAGTCGGATTGGTACGTCACATTCCCGAACGATAGTCAAATCTGGTTTGGTGGGCTAGACGACAAAGAGCGAACCGAGAAGATTCTAGGCACTGAGTACGCCACGATCTACCTCAACGAGATTAGCCAGATACCGTATGAATCGCGCAACATGGCGCTATCCAGGTTGGCTCAAAAGGTGAGCCAGTCAATCGACGGGAACGAAACATCGCTTAAACCGCGTATGTACTATGACTGCAACCCGCCCAACAAGGCGCATTGGTCATACAGGCTATTCATTGAGGGCCGCGACCCTGAGACTAAGCTGCCATTGAACAGGCCGAAGGATTACGACTGGTTCAAGATCAACCCGGCAGACAACACTGAGAACATATCCGCTGACTACCTCGATACGCTTAAAGGCATGTCTGCCCGTATGCGCAAGCGGTTCCTTGACGGTGAGTTTGCCGACACCAACCCGAGCGCCCTGTTTAGTGAAGAGGCGATAGACAAATGGCGGGTGACGGATGGCATAGTGCCTGACCTGATACGGGTCATCGTAGGGGTTGACCCATCCGGCTCTGGTGACGTGGACAACGCTGATAACGACGAAATCGGCATCTTTGTAGTGGGCTTGGGTACGGATGGTAACGGCTATGTACTGGAGGACTGCACGGTGAAGGCAGGCCCCGCGACATGGGGAAAGATCGCAACAGATGCCCAATAACGGCACCAAGGCGATGCAATCGTGGCTGAAATCAACTACGGCGGGGCTATGGTTCAGGCCGTCATCAAGGCCGCAAACCCTAGGGTTAACTACAAACAAGTCACCGCCTCAAGGGGCAAAGCAGTGCGGGCAGAGCCATTCAGCGCACTCTATGAGCAGGGCAAGATCAGGCATGTAGGCCGATTCCTACAGCTTGAGGACGAGCTAATGGGCTTCTCGACCAACGGCTACACGGGGGATGGAAGCCCTAACCGGGCTGATGCTTTAATATGGGCTTTGGCTGAGTTATTCCCCGGATTGGTCAAGAACGGCCAAAAGAATAAGCCCATTCAATACCGAAATAACGGAGTAATATGACAATTGCCGCTAAAATGCGTGAGGCTGAATATGCCAAAAGACTGCTAGAATTAGAAAATCTAGTCGCTGACCTTGTGCAGCGTATTGCGTCGCTTGAGAAAGCCCGCCCGGTTTTGAAACTAAACCCGAAAGACCGCCATGAAGATGGAAGACAGCCAACTGATAACGGCAATCGAACAGTATGAAAGCCAGGCTGTCAGCTATACGGGTCTGCAAGATGACCGCGAAGAAGCCCTAGACTACTATCTAGGCGAGCCACTAGGCAACGAAGTCCCCGGACGCTCCCAAGTCATCGCCCGTCAGGTATGGGACACGGTGGAATGGCTGAAACCTCAATTAGCCGACATTTTCACCAGCGGCGAAGAAGTTGTATCGTTCTCGCCACGCTCCCCCGAAGACGTAAAGGCCGCAGAGCAGGAAACTGACTACATCAACCATATCATCACCCAGCGCAACAACTGGTTTGAGATTTGGTATAGCTGGACACACGACGCACTGATTCAAAAGAACGGCTACGTTAAGGCGTATTGGGATGATGCCGAAGACATCACCTGTGAGAAGTACAGCAATCTAACAGATGACGAGTTCGCCCTGTTGTCCATGTCGCAGGACATCGAGATCACAGAGCATGAAGTGATTCTTGGCGGTATGGGGCCAATCCACACGGTAGAGATTGAGCGCAAAAAGCCCCGTAACACGGTCAAGATCGACAATATCCCACCCGAGAATATCAAGGTAGACCAACACGCAAGAGCGTTGAGCCTGCAAGACCCGCGTACTTCATTCGTTGAACACTCCGAAATGAAGACCATCAGCGAGGTACGGGCTGAGGGGTTGAAGATCGACGACGACATCAGCGACGGCGGCGTGAACGATTGGGAAGAGCAGCGCCGGGACAAGGAAAACCCTTGGCGTGACAACGAAGGCCAAGAGTCAGACCCGTCCATGAGGCGCGTTCGTGTCCGTGAATGCTGGATTCGCTGCGACTATGACGGCGATGGACGGGCAGAGCTGAGACACGTAATCGTTATCGGCACTACGGTACTGTATAACGAAGACTGCGATTCTGTCCCCATTGTGGCGCTGTGCCCGATTCCACTACCGCACCAGCATAACGGCCTGTCACTGTCCGACGCGGTGATGGACTTGCAGCGCATCCAGACCGCCTTGTTACGTGGGGCGCTGGATAACCAGTATCTCGCCAATAACGGGCGCTACGGTATCGACGAGAACACTGTCAATCTTGACGATATGCTGGACAGTCGCCCCGGTGGCGTGGTTCGGGTGAATGGCCCGGCTGCGGCGTCTATCATGCCGTTGACGCATCCTACCAATGGTTCTATCGCTATTCCAATGATGGAGTACGTCGATAACCTGGCCCAAAAGCGTACCGGGGTTAACGAGCGCAGCCAAGGGATTGACGCTAACTCGCTGAATAACAACGCTGGCGTGGCTGCAAACAACAGCATGATCTCTGCAAGTCAGCAGCGCATCAAGTTCATCGCCCGTATCTTTGCCGAAACAGGGGTGAAAGAGTTGTTTGAAGGCATCATGCACTTGGTCAGCAAGTACCAGCAGAAAGAGCGAATCATTCGTTTGCGCGGTACTTACGTCACTGTTGACCCTCGCACATGGGCCAACAAGTTTGACATCTCAATCAACGTGGGCTTGGGTAACGGTAACCGCGACCAGCAGATGGCAATGCTTCAGATGGTGATGGCAAAGCAAGAGCAAATGATTGGGCAGTATGGCCCAGCCAACCCGTTTGTTTCGTTTGGTCAGTATCGTGGCACTCTTGGCCGTATGGTTGAGGCCGCTGGTTTTAAAGACTCCGCTGAGTTCTTCAAGCCGATCAGCCCAGAGCAAGACCAGCAGTTGTCTAACCCACAACCACAGCAAGAGCCTCCAATGCCTCCAGAGGTCCAGGCATTTATGGCAAAGACTCAGGCTGAGATACAAGCACAGCAAGCCAAGTTCCAAGCCGATATGCAGATGCAGCAAGCCAAGATGCAAGCTGATATGCAGTTTGAGCGTGAAAAAGCCGCATTGGAATTGCAACTTCAACGTGAGAAAGCCGCTGCTGAATTGGAAATCATGCGCGAGAAAGAAGCCTCAAAACTTCAGCTTGAGCGTGAGAAGATGAATATGCACTTTGTAATGAAGCAGCAAGAGTTTGAGGCAGAGGCGCAACTTAAAGCAATGAAGGTTGGCGCTGGCATCACATCAAACGTGGAGATCCCAGGATGATTGACGAAGCAGAACAGCAAGAAGTCGCTCGAATTGCAAACTACTATTTTCTGCAGGAGTTAGGATCGCAAGAGGCGGCTGATGATGCAATGGGAAAACTTGCTACGCTTGTCCAAGAGGATGGGGCAAAACTTGTTCACCTCGGCAACGTTTTGTTTTTGATT